AATGTCATAAAAGTTATCTCTTTGTCCATTGTCTAAATTAAATCTATCTGTAATATCTGTGTGTGAACTTGTAGCCGCTGTGCTAAAATCAGGAGACATGTAAATATTATTAATTTTATATATGTCAGCTTTGCCTAATCCAATAACACCACTTTCGATTGTAGCTTGAGTAGATACTGCTAAAGTTGTGGATGCGTTTAATGTTTTTGATTTTGAATCTGCAACACTTCTATTGACTGTTGCTAAAATTTTTACTTCGTGGCCAGCATAATTAGCACCAAAATCAAATGTTAAAGTTTTACCTGTAGGAGAACCTGATAATTGAAATATAGGATCCCCCTCATGGTTATTTCCTGTTAAACTTAATACATCACCAACTGCGCCTGTTCCACCCGAACCTGTTGTCATAATAGAAAAAACATAATCGCCTTCCGTTAATGACACAAATGTTTCGTTTGTTCCTGCTGTAATTGTTTCATCACCATTTGATGATAATGTTTTTACAAATTGTCTTCTTACTGCAAAGTTTGTATCTGTTACGCCTGAATTATTGGCTGTCTTTAATGTCTTAATAGTTTTATAAGGCATTTTGAAAATAGAAATATTATTATTAGATTCTTGTAATTTACCTCTATTTCTAGTTGCGTTTGATTTAGTTGTTACATCTGAACCACCAACTGCAGCTGCAATAGTCAAACTTGTATTTGAAATAATTGATTCAACAATTTGAGTTTCCGAACCACCTGCGTCTGTAGTAAATGTAATTTCATCACCTACTCTTAACTCGTCTGTAAATCTAGTACCGAAACCTGTTACAGAAGCACTTGAATTTGCTACTGATATTGTTCCTGAAATTTGTAATCTTTCTCCATTTGCTGAATTTCTTACAACATCCGAAGTATAAGTTGGCGAACCTGCCATACCTAATTGTTTTACACTAGAGAAATCAAGTGTAGTTACACCTTTTAAACCTACAGCGTCTGTTTGAATTACTGCTGTGTTAGATGATGTGCCACCTGTAATTGTTTCTCCTGCTGAGAAAGTACCAACAACACTTGATACAATAACTACACCGTGTGCAGCTGTACCGCCTGAAGTATAAGAAGTAAATCCTGTGCCATCTACTGAAGAAGTGCCGTCTGTATCGTATAATTCAAAATTTGAACCACTAGGATTTCTAACAGTATAAACATTGCCATTAAGTTGAGTCATACCACCAACACTTGCAATTGTAACTTGTTGGCCTTCTTTGAAAGTATTAGTTGAAGTTACAACAACAGGATTAGCTGCTGTAGCACCTGTAATTGTAGCACTTTCAGTTGTAGAAATTGATTCTAAAGTAGCAGTAGCACCTGAAGTACCACCTGTAATTTTTTCACCTGTTGTGAATGCTTGTGCTGTTCTAATGTTCAAGTGTGTGAACATATTAATATCAAACAAGTAATGTTTATATACTGCACCTGTCAATGAAGAACTTGCAAAAATATTTGAAGCAGCTGTTCCTGAATTTATTTCAAAACCTCTTGACTTAGCACGACCAATTGTATTGATACTAGAACCTGAACCTGCATTTTCTGTACCTCTACTTGATGTTGTTGTATTATAAAGATTTACTCTTTTAAATGATTCGACTCTACCTGAAACAAATCCAACATCCGGAGAACCGTAAACATTTGAAACATTTACAAAGTTACCTAAATTAAATCTTGTATTAAAGTTATTTTCTGTATCAAAATCTCTTGCCTTATCAACTTCAACAAAAGTTGTACCAATTGTTTCGATTTCATAACCTTTTACATATGCTTTACCAGGAGAAATACCTAATGCAAGTTTACTTTCTAAACCTCCATTAGCAGATGTATAAATTCCTCTATTGTTGCCATTAATTAGATGTTCTCTAATATCTAATTCCATACCTCTAACTAGATAATCACCTGATTCGTCAAATGTTCTTCTAGCAAGTGTATCTTCTAATACTGCATATTCAGTTGTTCTAACTCTGTTTTGAATAATACCTACTTTTAATCTTAACAATTCAATAAAGTTTGAATCTTCGGTACTTGTCAAAGTTTTCTTAGCAAGTGTTAAATCTATTTTAAATCTGTGAGCGCCTGGAGCATTTTGATTTGAAGCACCGGCAGCATTATCATTTAGAGATAAATCATCATTTGGAGTTACAAAAGATTCTGTAACTGCAAGACCAACTCTATAAGATGGTGAGTTTGTATATTTGTCTAATACTAAAACTTGTTCGGCAACTTCAACATGAAAACCATTTATATAATAAACACCTGCTCCGATTGTAGCAGCTGAACCTGTAGCTGTAGTAGAACAAGTTACTGTAGCGGCTGAACCATCAACTGTACAGTTAATTGTTTCTCCGTCTGTGAATGTCGTTGCTGTGTTTGAAGTACCTGATGTGATATATTTTACAAATAAAGTATCGGGGTCAGTTCCGTCTGTAGCTGCAACACCAATACAGTTTGCAACAACACCTGAACTTACGCCAGTTAATTGTACATTATTATATTTTGTAATATCTGATAGAGATTTTGCCGATAGTTTTACAGCATAGTAATTTAAATCATATCCAATTTCACCAGGAATGACCATTGCACCTTGTTTGAAGATGTGGTCAGATAGCCTTTCGACTTGATTCTGTAAAATCGTTTGTGATTGTGTTAACTCTCTAGCCTGTACTGCGAAAGCTGGTCTGAAAAGAACTCTATGGAACTTCTTTGACTCAGCAAAGTCATCATAATAAGGCGTGAGGTTAAAGTCAGTTGGACTTGGCATTTATTTCCCTCTTAAAATTCAATAACTAGTTTAACATTTTCTGTCTGGTCTGAAGCTCTTGTAATAGGTGCTCTATTTTCAACATAAACAACATCACCTGAGTCAGCGTCTAATTCAGCAGCTGCATAGCCACTTGTGAATGAAACACTATCAACTGTACTTGTTGAAGTTGAAGGAGTACCTGTAATACCCGAATCAGCACCTGTAATCGTGTTTGTTCCAGAAAACGCTGTTAAGTTACCGTTTGTATCCAAACCAGCGTTATTAAATCTAGTTTGAACATAATATAATATTTTATTTGTATTATCCCACTCAACAACTTTGCCTATGGCACCTGTTGTTGTTTGAGTAATTTTTTCATCTACTGTAAATGAACCTGAAGCACTTGCAAGTAAGACAGCTTTTACAGCTCTTAAAGTAGTTGCTGTTGCAGCTGAACCACCTGAATTTGGGTCTTTTACAATACATACTCGTCTGAAATCGTTTGTAGTATTGAAGTCACCAGAGTTTGATGTTTCTGCACCCTCAAAGTTAGTGTTCGTCATTACAAAGAAACCACCTAATTCTGTTACTGCGTCAAATCCGTGACCACCTTTTGGTTCTATAATTACATCTAATTCTGTTCCTGTTAAACTTGTTGCACCAGCAGTTATAATATCTGCAACTCTTATGTAAGCAAAAGTATAACCTGTACCTGGTGTTGTTACTGTTACAGCTGTTACTGCACCAGATGAAACTGTAACTGAGCAAACACCCGAACTACCGTCTCCTCTAATTGGAACGCCTGTATGTGTACCGTCTGTACCGCCTGAACCGGCAGTTTTAATTTTTATAATGTTAATTGCACCATCAACAGCCGCTGATGATACAGTTGAATTTGTTGTAACTGCCATAAAGTCAGTTGATAAAAAGTTAACTTGTTGTGAAGCAGATAGTGAATACATATATTTCCATTTGTATCCATCACCTGTTGTTAAAATTGATGTTGATGTTCCTGTTGGTTCTACAGTTGAGTTTGCGCCACCATTATTATCTAAACATTTGTAAACATTATTGTTACTATTTAATACATAAAAAGTAGAATCAAATAAGTTAGTAGCACCAGAGTTTGCCGACTGTGTAGTTGTGCCACCAGTTATATAATTTCCGTAATCATGTCTATAATAATCGTAAACTGTGCTTGTAGTCCAGTTTCTTCTTGGTATTGCGAAAGAAACATCACTTGTTGTAATTCTTTTTGCAGCTAATAAATCATCAAAATAATAAAATTCATCTTTGATTGAATCAACTGGAGTTAATGGACCTGTATCTGTTCCTTCATTTTCGGTTCTACTATCACCTCTAGTAGATGTGCCAAATGCTTGAGAACGGCCTAAACCCATGTAATAGACAGTATTTGCTGATTCGCTAAATGATTCAACGAATTGTTGAGCATTGTGTCTTCTAAATTTGTTTGTTATAATTGCCGGCATATGTATATTGTTTGACCCTACCAAGGTTTGACCAAATGCCATGTAAATATATGTTGAAGCAGCGTTAGTAGCTGTATTAGTATCTCTTATTTTAAAACCATTAGACAATATATCAAAAGTTCTACCTGTTTCTTCAGCACTATTTTCGTTTGCTGTTAGACTTTGATTAGTTTTATTATAACCAGGTCTTTTATTATCCCACATAACCCAACCTTGAATATCACTACTTCTCTTAACCATAACAAATGATGGTGCAAATCCTGTGTAAATAAATGAACCGTCATTATTATTATTACCAGAAAAAGAACCAATCTTGCTGTAACCAGTTACATCTGTAAAACAATAAGCCATCATTGAATTACCACTTGCATTAACATTAGCATTAGTATGAACAGTAAAAACACTTGATGTTGGGTCAGTATGATTCCAAGTACCACCTGTTGTCGCTTCTGCATCTGTAAGATTTAATTTTAAATGTTTGCTAGAACCTAAAGTTGAATGATATACTATCCAATTTTGAGTAGTATATCTATTTTTTACTATTATCATTTTAGGAACACTTCCTAATCCATGACCTATTGTTGCAGTTGCACCACTTCCTGTCCATTTAACAATACTAAATCCTGCTGTTGTGTTTACTGATACAGTTGAGTTTATAGAACCATCTGTATTAGCTGAACCTGTTCCATTTGCTTTCCAGTTCCATGAGGCATAAGTATCACTATTAGCATTACAACTTCCTGCAATATCAGATACTTCAGCACCTAAAGTAAATCCATCTGAATTAAAAGCATTTAAACCTCTTGTACTACCCTCTGTTGCTTCTATACCAGTGGTACTTGGAAATATACCTTTTTGAACTCCTCTTACAGAATCATAAACTTGATGGTCAGCAGTATTATTTCTTCTTTTAATCCAAACCATATCTGGTTGATGACCTACACCTGTAATAGCATTTGTAGAATTATTACCTGTATAAAGTTTAGTATTAAAATAATCTGTAGATTTATTAATTGTAGTGTATGCCATATTATTCGTTTAACCCCTTAGTACATAGCGCTGTGTAGCCAGTAGGTACATCAAATTCGAAAATACCTATACCTGAAGCATTTGTGCCTGCACTTGACACAGCAGTTGTTGAATATGATTGAGAACCAAAACTACCTGATTGTGATGGAAAATTACCATTACCAAAATTAAATGCCCACCTGTCATGGTTAGTAGCACCATCTCCACACCAAACTCTCCAATGAGAACTTGATGTCCATTGAGATGTTGCTGATATATCTATCGCACCAGTTTTACTTGCGCCTGAAGTTGGGTCGCCGCTATTAGCCCATGAACCATCATTTTTTCTAAAATAAAAGGCACCGTTTTCCATATCACAAGCCATACAAACAATATCACCGTCAGCTAGTGAACCGAGACCATAACTAGAGTTTGCCGTACCTGAAATTATTGAATGACCATCACTATTCGCCAATACTCTACCAATTGCTGTAGTATTAGTAGCTGTAACAATTGGTCTATTTTCATAAAATATTTCTGAAGAAAATTCAGCGTCAACAATACCAACTGCTGCTTCAACAGTATCATATACAATTCTTTTTGCTTCAAAGTAAAATTTACCATTACCTTTTGGCATTGCGAGAGTTGACATTGCATAAGTGTAATTACCATTTGCTCTTGGATAAACAAAAGTTCCGCCTGCGCCTATATCTGAGTCAGCATTTGCAAAATCAAACTCCGTATCATTCATAGTGCAAAATACATTACTAGGGCAATCCTGAGTAGCAGATATTGAACCGTTTGCTTGTGTCCAGTCATTTGAATTGGTAGATTGGTCTGTAATAGTATTATCATCTTTAAAAATTGTAAAACCATTTGTACCTAATGTAAAAGAAGGAGACAATGCTAATTTCCATTCACCTGTGGTTGAATCTGTTGAGCCAAAAGTTGAAGCAGCATAAGCTGTTCCATCAGCAAAGTGCATATGTGACATAATACCATCAAATGAACTTCCTGTATAACCAATTCTATGTTTTACAGTATGATTAACAAATGTATCTAAATTTAAACTAGGATAAGTTGTAGCTGATAAAGCTGTTTCTTGTGTACCATTTACATAAATTTTAACACGGTCAGCTGCTGTTGCTTGAGTTGTATCAAATGCTATAACAATATGATAATAACCAAAAGTATCCGTAAATACACGAGTTGTTCTCAAATCTATAACAGTAGAAGCGCTAACTTCCGAAAAAATTTTAAGTGTATTATCACTTTCAAAAAGAACACTTAATAAGTTATCGTTATTTGTAGGTATTGAACTTCCTGCGCTAAAAAGTCTTTGAGCTGAATCAATTCCTGTTCTTTTTAACCAACATGACCAAGTCCATGTTTTTCTGTTACCACCACTTGATGGTGTTCTATCAATATATGCTGTACCTTTACTAGACATTAGTTAAATTGCCCTCCTCCTGTAGCCGACACATTGACAGTAATACTAAATGTCCTGTCAGTTGTTTGTGATTCATTATCCGTTGCTCTAATAACAAAAGAATAAGTTGTTGTATCTGTAGCACCTGATTCTGTGCCTGAAATTGAACCAATTGTTGAATCACCAGCTAAAGTAAATCCTCCTGGCAATGAACCTGATTGTAATGTGTAACCTGTCACTGCTGTACTAGAGTCATCATAAGCGAGTAATTGAAATGTAGCTGTAGCGCCTGATGTTATGGTACCTAAACTGCCTGCGGCTGTTGACCAAAAAGGTGCATTACTAACTGCTAAAATTGCTGATGAACTTCTTACTGCACCACCATCTGGATTTTCTACTCTTACATAGTAAGTACCAGCAGATAAGCTTGTTGTAATTGCTAAACTTGTTGAGTTATTAAATGTAACAGCACTTGCTACTGTAACTGCACCTGTCGAACTAACTAACTCTACAATTGGCACAGATACAAAGTTTGTTCCTGCTAAAGTAAATGATTGTTCAGAATCCGGTGTAATTACAACACTAGATGATGTAATGGTAGGTAATGTCGATAATGTACCACCTAATGCTACAGTATTACCATTAATAGTAATCGAATTATTTGCAAGTCTGTCATTAGCAACTGTACCAGAAGCTAACTTATCGCTTGTGACTGCGCCGTCTGTTATATTCGATTCTTTGATTTTGTTAGTCATACTACTATTTATACACCTCTATTAAAGCTCTTTTATTGTTATTGCATCCGCAGCTATTGGTGCCGTACCAAATGTCAGCGTTGTTCCCGATATTGTAAAATCTGTTGTTGGTCTTTGGAAAACACCATTTAAAAATACCAAGGTATTTTGTACAGTCATTCCATCTGTAACTGTAAATGCTACAGTAGAACCGTCACCAGTATATGCTCTTGTATTACCTGTTACTTGGCCTACACCTATTGTTTTATTTGTTAGAGTTTGCGTTGCAATCTCTGAAACTAATGTTGAGTTAGCACCTTTTGGTAACAACATTTCATTTGTTACCGCCTCACTATGAGGTTGTGCCATAATTTTTTGGCCATGAGAGTTAGAACTACAATTTAATTGTATTTGTCCGTCTGTACTACCACCACCTCTAAATTCTGTAATATATGTTGTACTATCAATTAATAAATTACCAGAAGCATTTGTAAGTGTTTCTGTTTGTACACTTGTTAAACCTGTTATTGTTGTATTAAGAGTAACATTTATATTATCACCTGAAATGGCAGTTGTTAAGTTTGTACCACCAGTTATACCCATTCTCTCACCAAGTGAGATTGTAGCTTCAGTTGAACTCTCATCAACTAATGTGAAAGTTGCGTTTGTTAAGGCAGAACCTGGAATATTAGAAAAGGTATTATTACTACCGTCTAATGTTTTATTGGTAAGTGTTTGTGTTTTACTGGTTATACTTAAAGATGAACCGTCACCTAATTCAGTATAAATTTCATTAAAGTTATCATTAATTAAATCACCACCAGCACGAATTGTAGTACCTGTACCGTCATCCGCTGTAGAACCAATGTTAATTGTTTGTTTTGCCATTTTACTCTCTAATTTTCCCTAATATTTATACAAGTTTTACCATTAAATTACATCAAATGTTTTATCTGTTTGGTCAAAAGTTATACTTGTTAATGAAAAGTCTGTTGCTGGAGCAGAAACTTTAATTTCTGTTGGATAACCTAAGTATGTTTTTAAATTATCTACTGCATAATCAGAAAACGATACACCGGTACCATTTTTACGACTATTTGTACTATCTCCTAATCCATATAATGTATGTGTACCCCAGTTAACAAATGTCATAGGAGAAATATATCTATTAATACCATTTATACTGCCAGCAATAGCTGTTGTTTGAGTATTTGTATGTGTGCCACTAAACATATTATTTGCACTAAACGGTTGTGAAGACATTTTTGTACTTCCCATACTCATTCCTGTCCAAGCATATCCTCTCAAATAATCATTACCACCAAATGAAATATTATATAATGTACTTGTTTGACTTAATAATACTGTCATGTGTCTTCGTAAAGTTACATCTCTAGTATTTTGTGGAAAATGTTCGATTGTACTGTCATCAAAATCTGGATCCACACCTAATTCTGGATTAGCTCTTTGAGTGGTGCCATCATCTGTTGTTCCTAATCTTCTACCAAATATAGTAGAGAACAGTTGACCGATAACTCCGAAGATTGGACTTTCTTCAATGCCTGATATGATACCTTCTACTGGTTGTGAAATCTGAGCACTAATTCTACTTTCAATGTTAACTTGTCCTGTAAAGTAAAAACCTGCTGTGTGCATAGTCTTTTTAAATGAATCTCTCCAGTCATTAATAACTCGACCAACTTTGATAACATAAGAAAAGTCCTGATAGTATAAACTATCTTGTATTCTCATTGCGTCATCTGATAAATGTCCGTCTTCATTTACATAGGTACCTGCCGTGTCAGCAATTGCAACAACATTTACTGTAGCTGTAGGTTGGTCAACTTTTGCAATTGTAGCAGTAGCGCCATTACTTAAAGTTATTAATCTACCTGCTTGAAAAATACCAGAAGCTGAAGTAAATTTTAAAATCTGTCTTGTTGAATCAAACACACCTGTTGTTGCTGTAATAGTAGAACTCGAAGAGTCAACCGAAGTAGCTGTCAAGTCTGCAACAAAAGAACCTGAAATATCTTTTAGTATCATATAACCAGGAATAGATAAAGTTGGTGGAGATGGCGACTGATTATATTCAGCACCAGGCTCAACAATTTTTAAACTTAAAACTTTTCCTATTTCATCACCATGAGCAAACACAGAAGCATTTTCACCAGTAGATGAACTTATAGTTATAATAGGAGTTTTTACATAGTTTGAACCAGGATTAATAATTCTAATATCTGTAATTTCACCATTGCCGGTTCCACTCTCTTGTACAACTTTATTTCCTGTATAAGGGTCGCCAATTACTGTAGCGTCTTCTAATATAATATGGTCTTCGGTACTATTCTCAACCTGAAGTCCGCCGTTTACAATTGATACGGCTGCTGTTGCACCACCGCCACTTGTATTTGCATTATTAAATACTATACTGTCGCCTATTTGATAACTATTACCACCATTATCAATAATAAAATCAGTTATACCACCATTACCAACACCCTCAACTGTAATTAAAGAACCTGTACCACCACCTGTAACTGTAACAGTATCATTTTCATTACTGTAGATACCGTCATTTGAAATTGTAACTGTTCCTGGAATACCTGTTGTCTGTGCTTTAATAAATGTTGAAGCTGTGTCTGATTCTGTTCCTCTTATTTCTTCACCTGTT